AAACCATCAGCGGCTGGGGATACCGTTACAGCCGATCCTGGTGCCCATTCTTGTGTGGTCCAGAACAGGAACTCCCTGACGGCGTTGGCCCAGTTGAGCGTTTCCTTCAGTTCATTTGAAAACTTGTTAAATCTGAATCCTTGATCTTCCAACCAATGTCCGTAACCGAAAAGGAAGTCCGCCACGTCCTGTATCGTGTTGAACACGTGACCATAAGGAATAGTCTGCGTGGTTTCCTGGTAACTGCTGTACTGCTGGACCGCTTGTGATCCCGACACAGACACTGCCTTGGCAGTAGTCGACTTCACAGGGTAATTGAAATTGAAGTAAGGTTTGGTTGTTGAATACCCTAACACCTTGTAACCTCCGAGGAATGTCACTGTCGACCCGTCGGTATTGGTGGTGGTATCTGTGTTCTTCTCTATCAGCACACCTGAGTAATTGAAACTCTCCACCGGATTTGATGTCCTGAACAAGATCTTGTAGTTCTCATCTGGTATGAATTTAGACCCAGACGTGGATCCTGGAGAAACCGAATCCGTCAGTACCTTTATGTTGTCCTTGTCGGTGAATCCACCTAGTTTGTAAGACAACTGTACTGTGAGGTCCTTCATCTTGTCGTAGTAGAAAGATTTTGGATCTAGATTACGCGATATCAGATAGTTGACCACGAACGGTTGATATCCCGCTGTGAGATAGCGTGTTGTTATTCCTGTGTCGTTGTCAGTTTCGGTCTCGAGATGGTACTTGGCGGTTGCTAAAGTTTTTCTGATTCCTGTGAGGGTGTATATCTGATTGCCCGCCGTGTTGATCGAAAGCCTAGATGGGTCAAAAAGATTGCTGAAGAATTTTGCGGGTTTGGTCAGTGCCAGCGTCTTCATCACTGTGAACGGGTATGCGCTTGATCTCCTCCATGCGGTCTCCGATGGTGCTTGATCTCCAAACTTCCAAGAGGCCTGCCTTCCTGGTATGTCAAAACTGTCCACCAGTCCCGCCGCGATCGGATCTAATAGGTTTCCTGAAGCGTCAACCGGAAGGTAACTGGCTATTTGTGGTTTGCCGTACCTGCCCGGTTCTGTGGCCACCCTGTTCCACAACACGTCGTTGCCCGAAGTGTATGGTGCTGTTCCGTACGTTGAGTCCCAATTTGTGGGCTTCTCCGAATGGCCCAACATCTCCCATGGTCTCACATGTGGAGCGTCGGTGTCATAGAAATATTTGTATATGCCCCTCCAGTAACCTGGCAGTTTCTCTCCTGTAAGGCGTGCCGTGGAGTTGCCATAGTTGTAGGTGAAAGGACTGCCTTCTGTGAAGGTAGCGTTGTTGATGTACTGGACATTATTCCTGCCCGCCCAGACGTAGAAGTCTGGAGACATCACACTGTCTATCTCCGTCAGTGTGTATTCCGTTGACGTGAACGCACTCGGGGAAACGTCGTGTATGTCGACCAGTGTTGCGTCATGTTCGGTCTTTAGGTTGTTGTAGATCCTTTTCTCCAGTTCCAATATCAGATCATCACGCTCATCACCGTACGCCTTTATTATCGATCCATCATGTTTTCTAATAACAGATGTGCTAGTGATGTATGTGTCGTCAGTGAAGATCTCTGGTTTGTATTTTGGATACATTCCTAACTTGGTAGGCGTGACAGGCATGTAACTTCCGGTGGTGTCCGCGTAATCTTTGATGACGATCTTGTCGCCCTCCGCCAATGCCGTCAACACGGTTATGCTGTCATCCATGGTGCTGAATGTGTAATCTGAACCTAACAATAACTGAACGTCATTTAGGTACACGTACACAGCACGATTACTTGTAGTGGTGATATCGTGTTGGGAATCTATTGCGTATTCTGTCTGCGATGAGCCTTGAACCGTGTAGGTTCTAGTCGAGACGTTCTCACCCCAGCCAACCATGTCTTCGTAAAAGAATGGGAAGGTGCTGTTGCGTCCTTGCGTGATGGCCACTATTATCTCGTCAACCCTGTCAGCGGCCACACCCTCGTAGGCCGTGCCCGTGGCGTAGGTCAGGAATGAGTTGTACCATTTCTCGTACTCCTGGTTCACGTAGTCTATGGCGGTCATCACGTTGGAGTCTTGGTCTATCAGTCCGAACACTGCTGGGAGCAATGGTCCCTCGTGCTGGTGTATGGTTCCGCCCTTGAGCCTCGCGTCTGGATTGTCCCTGAGGTTGCTGACTCCAGGAACGGAGCCCGTTAGATCCGAGTTCTTTTCGAATATATCACTGACATGGTTCAACACCTGTCCATAGGTGAACGTGCCCAACTGTTGGTTTAGACTGTTGGTTGCTAGGTTCTCTGGCACCTCGTATATGCCCTTGTCTGCTACCTTGTCCGACGCGCTGTAACCCGCGATCCTGATCTGATCGTTGACTGACAGTTCGTCCGTGAATCTGATGTATCTGTTGGTCGTGCCATTGACCAAAGTGTAGTCTGTGTTCAGGGTCTTCCTGTCTCCGTTCACTGACACTGACACCTCTAGGTCCGTCAGTGCGGCCGAGTTGGCGTAGAAGTCTATGGGAAACAGTCTCTTCTCTGTGTCGTCCACTATGAACGTCCTGATCACCCTCTGTCGGCTCTCGTTGGTCCTCTTGATCCAAGCACTCTTGCTGTTGTGCGTGGTCCTGCCCGTGGTGTAGTGGAGGTGTCCCTCCGCTAGATTCTTGGTCACCGTGGTTGTGCCGTCCTTGTAGGTGAACGTGCCTGAAGTGTGATCTGACTCGAACACTATGTCGCCCACGTTGTTAATGGTGTTGTACTTGACCTTTATGCCCAGTACGGTATCCGTCGGTGCCGTGTCTGATGTCGCGTACTTGAACACTGAGGCCCCTGTGAATGTGCTGTTTGGATACTTGGTGGCATCATCGAACGAGGTGTGCGTGTTGTCCCATATGCCGAACAATGGTTGTTGGTTCACCCCGGTCTTCTGCTGTGCTTCAGTCCATGCCTCCGTTGAGGCGTCATAGTAGAATGTCTTGCCCTGGTTGGCGGTGCCGAATTCAATGAACACACTGTCCAGGTCAGCAGGTGTGCCGTCTGACGATTCCGTTAATGCTATTTTCTGTGTTGAGTCACCCGCTGTCACGAAGTTGACATCGTAGATCTTGTTCTTGACAATGGGATCTGTGTCCGCGGCAAATATCACCCGCATTCCATCCTGAAGTGCCAGTCCGTCCACGATGTAGCCCGTGGAGTTGACGACCTCGCTGAAAGCGTCAGTGGTCACCGTGTCATACAGTGTGACCGATCTCTTGGCCACCGTGCCATGGTTGTACAGTGCTAACCCAGAGTCAAATTCTATTATGGGTCTCTTGGCCCTGTCCTCCTCGTTAAGGGTTGGGGTAAATCCACTGACCCTCGCGGTCTCCTCGATCACAGATCTGTGGAACCACCTGTTGTACCTGCTCCAAGCGTTCTGGTCCTGTGAATCTCTCTTGATGGTGATGTAGTCCTTTGATTCTGGAGTGTAGTAGGCCAGTGCGTATGGACGGGTGTCATAGGCCACTGAATCGTACAGTATGGTAGTCTCCGTAGCGTAACTGCCTGGTGTTATCAAATCATCCACGGCCGTGAGTGTTATGGCATCTCCCACGCCTTCCACGTAGTACTCCTTGTTCTGGTACGCTGTTGGCACCAGACTGTTGGTGAATTTTATCTTCATGCCGTTGCTTAGGTCCAGCGTCCGCAGGCTGTAGTTCTTGACCCCCACTATGTCGTTCTCGACATCTATGGCCGTTGTGGCGTCTGCGTCTCTGATTTGGAGTATTCCGTACATGGCGTCATGATTGCCACACTGGTAATATAATGTGTCTGGAGCGCCTGTGGTGGGCACGGTAAAGGTTACCACTCCCCCGTCCGCGCCATTGTTTGTGACACCTGTTGAATAAATCGTAGATGTGGAACCGTCCTCTGAAACCTTGCTCTTGTAGGGTTCCGTCATTATCCAGAACGGATGTCCCTGTGCGTCCACGTTGAACCTGTATGTGTTGCCCCTGTACAGCGTCAGAATGGGATTGTTTTCGTTCTCCCTGTGCTTGAATTCATATGCCTGTTGACCCACGTTAGTGACTGTGTACTCCGCCACCGCACTCGGTCCCACAGAATCAATCTCTATGGATCCCGGCCCATCTGGCATCCAGTAGTACTCCCTGTAGTTGATCAACTTGTCGAGATCTATCGCAGGATTCCAACTGTAGACGACTTCCTTGTTGAGCCTGTCGTGGTTGTTGACCTTTCCTCCCAAGTATCGGATCTGGTTTATGTAGTCATCATAGGTACCTGTGAACTTGACCTGGTCCTCTGGATTGACCGAGGTTGTGTCCCTGTCCGTGTATGTGACCGTGGGTTCCAATTGGTATGCGAACCTGTCCCTGCTGGTCGCTGTCAGATACCTGTCATTGATTGACCTTGTGTAGGCATCCTGCCTTCCTATGAATCCGTCCAGTCTCTCCAGTTCACCCTTCTGTACCAGTGGATCTAGAGTGCTGGCCAGGAAGCGCTGGTTGGTGTCGGTCCTGTAGAACGCCGGGAGGTGTTGTACCGTCCTACGGTATTCGTTGTCGCCTTGCTTGACGACTTCGTTGTTGGTTAATGCGTTTGTGGGATTGTCCGCCATTAGTATCCTGCCCCACTACTGCCGGTCGTTGAACCGGAACCTGTTGTAGTAGAGCCTGATACCGTTGATCCTGTGGTGGTGTTGGTAGTGGCAGTTGATGTTGATGTGACCACAGTACCGGAAGCCGCCAGTTGATTGGCTCCAAGCGCTGTTATGATTGACACATCATCAACGGTGGCCCCACTGATGAAAATCTCGTCTGCCGCTGAGTTGATCTGGAACAAGGATCCAAAACCCTGTCCTGACTGGTTTGGCACTATGACCGCAGTCAGTAAATCTGGTGCCAACTCGTTGTGAATGTAGGCGGCTAATTCGGTAAAATAAAAAGTGTCTCCAAAATCCCAGTTGTCCAGTGCGAAGAACTCGTTTATCGCGGCGATCACCCTGGTCTTGATCACGGCGTCTGTGACGTTGGTCTTGGGATTTTTGACCACTTTGAATGTGGCCTGTAGATTCTCGTCAGCACCTGTGCCAAACAGTATCTTGTACTTGACCGGATGGTACACTATCTGATCGGACAGAGACTTCAATGGATTTAATACACCTGAATAGTTTATACGCAATTGATCCGACGTAGATGGTGTGGGTTTTGATCCACCGTCCTGTAGCCATATCCTGAATAGGTTGTCATAGGTCCTCTCAAGCAAGTAGACGTCAACAATGTTACTCACGCTTGGATCGATCCTGGTCTCCTGGCCGGCGTTGTGCTTGTACTGGAAACTAATCGAACTCCTGCCCCTGCGAGCAAGGTAATCCGTGGTTGTAGACAGTGTGTTTGTCGTGGCACTGTAAGTTTTGATCACGTCCTCGTCCGCGGCGTAGAAGTAGAATAACTGTCCATCCGTGTACGTGGCCGTGTTGAGGTCTATGTCAGCCTCATTTTCAGTTACAACGAAGTTGGTTGCCGCGTACGGTCTGTACCTCTCTATGTTGTCATAAGAGGTGTACTTCTCGAAGAACACGAACTTGGTGCTCTCTGACAGTGTGGGCTCAACCACTATGTCGAATATGTCAGGGTTGTCCACAACACCATCATCGTCGTCATCATAGAATCCAACCTTGACCTTCCTGTTGTCCTGGAAGCCGTCCGCCTCCGTCACGGTGTCAACGACCTGCCATGTTATGGGATACCCAATGCTGTTGCCTGTCGACAGAATGGAATTGGTCTTAAGTATCTTCACAGTGTCCTTCACAGTCTTGCCTGTGGTGTAGTCGTAGATCTTGTCCTGGGCGTCATAGTGGAACTTGTTCTGTGACTCGGATTCAAATATGTAATCCAGTTTCCTGTAGGTCACGGTGTATGTGTTGCCATCATTGGTGAACTTGAACCACCAACTGGCGTCGAGATTAGTGCCCGTGGTGTCACCTGCGTTGCCCAGGCTGAACACACTGCTGGTGCTTAGGTTGGTCGAGGTTATTACCTTCCAGGTCTCTGTGTCCACGTCGTATCTCAGACCGAACTCCTCGTAGGCCTCTATCCTGTCTATGATGTCCGCCTCCAGCGTGGCCGAAAATGATGTGGTGAAATTAGGTATTACGGCATTGACCACTGCGCCGTTTGGTATGATGTCATTGAGTGTGACCGGTCCGACTCCGGATTCCAGGTTTCCGACTCCGCTGTTGGCACCATCGCCGACCACCGCGCCTATCTTGGCCCAGGCCCTGTCTTCCGCGTTGTCCGTGCCCGCTGTGACCAGAGAGTTGTTCAGGAACTCCCTGCTGTCTGGCGAGGTAAATTTTATAAGAGCTCCGGGTTTAGCAAATTTGAAGTTAGAGGTAGCGAAATCACCTATGGACAGCGCACCTCCCGAAGTGAAGTACCCGGTGTTGGTGTTAGTGGATGTGGTTGTTGAATTCCACGTGGCTGTCAACGTGCTTAGGTCCTTGGTCCCGTATTTTAGATAATAGAACTGCCTGGCATAGGCCTCTTTTAATTTTGCTTCAACAGATGTGTCTATGGTTGACTGTATGTTGCTCCTGTTGTTGAACGTGAACGTGAACTGCTGTGTGGATTCTTCCCTGTACAGTATGCCGTCCTCCGCGAACACACTAACGTTGGAGTATGCGCCTGTGGGATCTAATATCTCCTTTGCCCTGCTTATTCCTGACGCAGACCTGTTCACTGATCGAACTTTCACAATCTCCTGTGATGCGGAAAGAGGAACCACTTGGTAGTCCTCGGCCGTTATCATCCTGTTCTGTGAGTAGTAAACCTGTCCGGCCTTCTCCCTGATGCTGTCATTTGATTCAGTGGCCGCCGCGTTGTACACGCTGGCCTTGAGGCTCATTGTTATGGTCAGGGTCTGTTGCGCACCATTGGCGTCCGTGTATGGCACCGCTACCTGTATGTTCTGCATGTCCGCAGGTTGTATGGCGTACTTGGCGTTGTCACTGATCCTATGGTATGTCCTGAAAGAGCCCAGTGGTAGGTTGGAGAAGTTTCCGTCTCCGAACACCAAGTCGATCGCGTCGTTGTTCTTGGTGACCACGTTGTAGATGTTCCTCTCAGATGCGGCCAGTGAATTGTAGATGGCGTTGTTGCCCGTCAGTGCGGGAACCTTGGCCCACTTCTCAGCGATCTGACCAAACTGGTCCAATTTGTAAAGCCATACGTCTGAATCATTTATATTAGAGGCCGCTATAGATCTCACATAGTTGGTCACTGCCGTGTCCACGGTGAAGTCCGCATACTGCATAGTGCCCTGTTTAAAAAGAAAAAAGAATCCTGTGTTGTTTGAGCTGTCACCTGCGCCGTCTGACCTGTAGACGTATGTCAATCCCGTGCCTGGGATTGGATTTGATTCATATATGGAATCTGAATTGTTTATAGTCGAAGGCACTATCTCGAACTGCCTGCTGATGCCTCCCACTGATTTCGTGTATTTGAACAGCGGTAGGTCGGTCTGGTTTGAACTCAGTGTGTACACCTCTGTGTCTATGCCGCCTATGGATCCTGACTCCCTGGGACTGCCGAACAGTTGTCCGGTCTGGTTCGCGGCGTTCAGTATCGCAGTGAACTGTTCCCTGTAGTTTGAATTTGCGGAATCATTCCATATAATGGTCTGTGCGGCCAGGTTCGTGCCGGTTGAATCTAAGACGTCCTGTGTTGTGGATACGGAATCTATCTTAAGCAGTCCAGTGGCAGGTTTATTTCTCTTGGCGTTGTAGTTTATCAGCCTCGCCAACCTCAGTACTGAATTTCTCCTCTCCGCTGTCTCAAGGAAGTTCTCCCTGGCGTTGAGGTCAACCCTGAAACTCAGGGCCTGTGCTATGTAGGCTATGAGGTCTATGAGGGCTACGTATTCAGAACTCTCTACGAAGTCGTTGAAATCGTCGGGGTAGTTCTCCCTGAGGTAGGCCACCATGGTCCTTCTCAGCGTCTCGAAGTCGTATGATTTGAAATCCGCCTGTTGGAATGCCTGGTAGATCTTCCTCCAATCCTCCGCGACTAGTAATCTATTTTGTCTGTCTGTTGTGGCCATACTGTTTGTATGGATATTTATGTGATAGATTAACTACGTATATTAAGATAGACGTAGCAGTGAGTTCTCGTCGAAACTGAACCTCAGTTTCTCAGTAATGTTCAGTGGAACGTAGGTTATAGTGGCCTGTATGGCTATGCCCTTGTCAGCCTCTGTGACCGTGATGTCCTGTGTGCTTATCCTGGGATCTGCGTTGAGATTCTGTGTGATGTCCTCCACTATGGCATCCTTGAGTGCTTCCGTGAACGGTTCAAACAGCGCATCGTATATTATGGTGCCGAACTCTGGGTTCTCCACCCGCTCGCCCTTGCGCACTGATAGCCTATTGATCAGATCCTGTTTTGCGACTTCGAAGTCGTACAGTTTAAAGTTCTGGCGGTCCGCCCTTGAACTGAAACCCTTGAAGGTCACTGTCTTGTTACTTAGATTATTGTCTGAACCGTTGTCCCCGTACGCCATTAGTGTATCCTCCTGAACTCCACGTCGACCTTGCTGTAGTCAACCATGTAGTACCCCGTGTCGGTCATGGTTCTGGCCCATGGCACCTCCTGTGCCATCACACCCTGCCACGTGCCCGACGTGTGCTTGTATTTAAACTCGTAGATGTTGATTCCTTGTGGTGATCGGCCGATTAATTTTATATCCTGCTTCAGCCTGGCGTCACTGAATCCAAACACACTTGCTATTGCGGACACGGCTCCCCCAACTGAACCACCCAGCGCCGCTGGCAATGATATGCTTCCAATCTTTAGTCCGAGGCTGGATGCCGCGTTGAGTCCTCCTATCCTGCCCAGTTCCCTGGCGGTGCTTCCTCCAGCCAGTCCCGTGAAGAATGACTTGGCCTGTCCTGTGACTGCTGATATGGCTGTAGACGAGATGGACGATGTGACCTGTCCCGCCACCACGTTCTTGAACACGTTGGTTGTGGCCTTGAGGTCACCCGCCGATGCGATGTTGGCGATGTTGATGTTGCCCGCGATGCCGGATATGTCTATGCCACCGATGTTGGTGGGTATGCCCACCCTCTCGTATATGGTGTTTCCGAACTTGTCAACCCCTATGGCTTTCGTGCTAAGGTTACCCGTGACCAGTTTGTTCAGTGAATCCTTAGCAGTGTTGGCCAGCGCCTTGCTGGCGGCGTCTGTGGCAAAGCCCTTGGCATCACCTGACAGTATCTTGCTGGTGTCTCCCAGGGCGAACAGTTCTCCCGCCTGGTTCACGAACACGTTGTCCTTGAACAACGCCGCCACGTCCGATCCTGTCACGGTGTCGATGACCTGATCAGCCAGTTTCTTGGTCTGGTTGTTTAGGACCTCCGTCACGGAGTCCGCCACGTCAAAACCTTTCAACTTGTTGCTGATGCTGGCCGCGGTGTCCCACTTGCCACGTGATTGGTTTGCTATGTCGAACACCTCATCATACTCCTTGCCGAAGTCCGCCAGTATCTTCCTGGCCTTTGCGGCATCTGTTGACGTGCCCATCTGTTCTTTCAACACCTTCTCCGCGTCCGCCTGGAACTGTCCCAGCCTGATGCTTTCTATGTTTGAAGTCCTGTTCCTCTGTTCCGTGTATTCCACGGTGCCTGGTGTGCTGGCCAGCCTGTACCACGCCTTCTTGTTGTCAGCGCCGCCGATTGGTAGGGCGCCCTCTGTTGAGAATCCCTGTAGCCTCGGCATTGGCTCGTGTGTGACGAACCTGTGTACCGTGGTAGAGGTCTGTTTAGTGAACGGTCTCAGTGGCTCTATGCCCTTCTTGGCCAACTCCACGTCGCCCTCCTGCCTCTCGGTCATGCCCGCGGCGTCCGTGTCCAGCCACTTAGGTCCCCATGTGTCGCTGGCACCCGTTGAGTTAAAGTGCACCTGTGCGCCTGCCAAGTGTATCTGTCCTCCGGCACCATGCAATTGCTGTCCGTCAGTGTATGACGTCAATCCGTCCCTGGCGTAGTCCCTGATGCTTCCCTTCTGTGAACTGTTGAATATGCCCTTCTCTCCCAGGTTCAGCATATAGGTGCCCGCCGACTTGACTATCTCATTGGTCGCGCTCATCCTGATCTGGCCCGAGGCGTGCATGTTGATGTTGGCGTCCGAGTGCAGGTTGAAGTCTCCCTGCGTCCTCATGTTTATGCCGCCCACGCCCGAGTACACGTCTATCCTGCCGTCTCGGTTCATCTCTATCCAGGCGTTGCCTGATGCGTTCGAAAGGTATACTATGCCGTCTGTGTCATGCATCAACAGTTGGTGTCCTGATGCCGTGCGCAATCTGGTGAGTTGGTTGGTGCCATCCGCGGCTCCATCGTCCATGACGAAACTGTGTCCTGGTGATCTGTCCGGTCTTATTGGAGAATCGTTTATTCCTATGTTTACAGTGCGAGAATCGGGTCTAATTCTGCCCGGTGTGTTCATTCCAAAAACCGTGCTGGGTGACTCCCTACGCGCACTGCTTGACGTGGTTCCTCTTACTGTGTCTGATATCAATCCCTGTTTTAGTAACTGCTCCGCTGTGATGTCATTCACAGGATATTTCCATTGTGAAACGTTGCTTAAGGTCTCGCCATCATCATACAGTTGTTGATTCTTCTCCCCGACCGGTAAATTGTTTGTTCCATATTGTTCTTCCCTGCTTTGATCGAAGTCACCGCCGGTGGTTCCGAGACTGGAATTATTAGATGCTCCCAGTCCAGGGATCTGTTGGTTGGTCAGTGGCTGTTGCACACAGCCTATCCAGAAAGCGGTGGACTCGTTCTTGTCTCCCTCGGCGAATATCACCAGCACCTCGGTGTCTATGTCCGGCGGCACCGCCCACAGGCCGTAACTGTGTTGCGTGGTCTGGTAACTGTAGGGGTCACTCTTGCTGATCGCGTTGGCGCTCTTGGCACCATAGAACGGCGACAGGTACTGACACCATATTATCTGCGTGGTGTCTGGTTTGGTCGTGCCGGTCAAAGCCGGAATGTTGACGCCCAACCTTCCCATCTTAAGCGGATCGTTCACCACCTTGACAGTGGCGATATACGGACCAGGATCCTTGCTGTAGTACTTCTGGTTGAAGTACTTCTGGTTGTCCTGTGAATCTGTGAATCCCCGCTGATCGTTGTAAATCCTACTCATACTTTAATTTATCCTGCCTATCCAGCGTTGTTACCTTGATTGGTCACTGCGTCAAACACGCCTCTTGGTGTATCTCCATTGCCTGCCAGAGGATTTGGTTGTTTCTGTGCCTCCGTCCTGGTGTCCACGTCCTTTGTGATCTCGTCCAGGTCCTTGGCCGCTGAATTGACCAGCACGGCCGGAGCCCCCACGCCCTGTTGGTTGTTCATCCTCACACAGGTCAGTGTCTGCAGGAACTGTCCGTTGTCGAACTTGCTGTCCACCTTGACCACCTGGTACGCACCACTGAAGAACAGGTTCTCGTCCCTGTACCTCTTCTTGCCCGAGAACATGGTTCCTTCTTTCTCGTCTAGGTCGTCTGGCAGTCGGTACTTTACGAATATTATGGGCATGAACTGGTCAGCGTTGAAACTCTGAGTCTGCACGTCGAACACACTGTCCTTCTCACCAACCCTGGTGTTCCTGTCCTGGTGTATGGGCGTGTAGATGTCCTGGCATATGTAGGCTGGATCGCCCAGTATGTCCAGTTCAATACGCAACATATCTGCTTCTGGATTGGTCAGATAGTCATAGAACTCCTGTGCCTTGACGCTCTCGCCCGCCGTGGTGTTGACCGTGCTCCTGCCCTTGGTGTTTGATGGGTACTGCCTCAACGGCAGAGTGGGTTCTGGGTCAGTTTCCCTGCCGAACACTTTGTTGAATGTGTCTTCTATGAACTGGAACTTACCACTCTGGGATCGTGTTTCGTCATCACCCCTGACATTCCGCATGTAGTAGGCGGTCTTGTAGTTGATCCTCAGACCCTGCACGTCTGTGTTCTCGCCGGTGTATATGTAGTTGTACTCCTTGCGTACCTGACGGCTCCAGTCCACGTTGCCCAGGCTGAGTCCAGGTCCTATCAGTTTGAGCACGTGTATCTTGTAGGGTATGGCCTGAAAGATTATCCTTTTCCTGTGCATCTTAGTCACGGGATCCAATGGCTCGTTGGTGAACGTCTCCACCGTTGTCTTTATCTTGAACCAGTTCACGTAGGGTTTCCGTAGAATTATGTCCTGTATCTGCTGACTTTGTATGATCTCGTCCAGCTGTTCCTTGGTCTTGGCGTCCACGTCCGCTGAACGCAGGTAAGCGGTCCAGAAGCTCTCCGCCAATGACTGGTATCCGAAACTGTTCCTGATCGCGTCCTCGAAGAATTTGGTCAGTGCGGTGTTGCTGTCTGCGTCCGCCTCTGATCCTTTGGCTATGGGATCGGCTGGTGCTTCCAGCGTCTCTACTTTGTTGAAAATTTCATCTGTGCCGGCCGTGTGGTGTTGGCTCTTCCTTTCGTTCTTGTAGGGCAATCCGTTTACGATAACGTCTCGATCTATCTCAAACTTGTATTCGTCTATGACGACCCTCTTCTTCTCATTGATCTCGTCAGTCATCTGTTTCAGCAGTGCTTTCTCCACCTGTCTGGCCCATTCCACCGCGTTGTCACTCTTGGCGGGGATCTTGGTCCTGGGGAACTTGAACCTGTCGTCGAACGCCAGGTCCGTGTATGGCACCGCCGTCACCGTGTACTTGGCACCACCCTCGTTGACGTCAAAGTCCACACGCACTATCAGGATGGGTATCTTCCTGGTCAGGCCTCCCTGTTTGGTGTTGAAGGCCAACGGCCTGCCACGTTCGTCGTAGCCCTTGAATTCTATGGTCAGCAACAGCGGCGCGTCCTGGTAATCCCTGAACCCGTTGAGAGCGGTCGCGGCTCTCACCTTCTCTATGAACGTGATGCCGTAGGGCTCGTGCAGTTCGAACTCCATCTTGGTGAAGTTGGCCAGGTTACGTTCGGTGTTTGGCCCCACCGTCGAGAGTATGTTGACGTTCTCGAAGAATATGTCATGACCCCTGGTCAGTATGTCAATGCTGTCGCTGTACTGTGAACTGAAATTCTTGTAGGCGTCCCTGACAATCTTGTCCTCGGATCCCAGTCCCGCCGTGCTGGCGAAAGGATCCCTGCTGATGTTGGGGTTTCCTATCCCACCAGATCTCGCGATGATGTCGTGCACAGGATTCTTGAGAAAATCGTGTGTCCTGATCTCGTTCTCCGTCAGTCCCGAAAGTGTGAACAGCGTGTTGTATGTGGCCGCACTGTGCAGGGGATTTGGTTGTAACAGTGGCTTGGTTGTGTTGCTGGTCCTGTTTGTGGTGTAATTCTCGCCGGACACCTTATACTCCTAGGTCGCTTGAAACGTTGGCCGGCTTGGGCAACTGTATGGTCACTCCTGGGCGGAAATCGTATATGGGATCCTCTATCTGGTCTGGGTTACGCTGTGCGAACACCCACCATAGCCTCGGTGTGCCGTACAAGTCATAGGCCAACAGGTCCGGCCTGTAGGCGTAGGTGCGTTCGATGGTGTATGATTGATCATCGTCCTCCGCGGTGATCGGTCTGGGAACGAATGTTTCCAAGTTGATCTGGTTCTGTGGTGTCTTGAAGTAGGGTGATGTCGCTGAATACTTGGCCATTAGATGAATCCTATCTCGTCTGTTCCTTTGCCATTGAGTTTGCCTCGGGCGAAATCACTCAGTGAGAAGTTCTTGATGGAATCCCTAGAGTACACTGGTGTCACCAGCACTGATATGTTTGACAGCGTGGGCGCCCAGGTCTGGTCCAATCTGTTTGGGTTGACCTGCCCTTGCCTCTGGAGTTCACGCGCGGTCTGCCTGCCGGTGCTCTGGTACACGTTGTCTTGCCTGGTGGATATGTAGTCGATGCCGGGCCTCAGTTCAACGTTGAATGTGTTTATGATCACAGGCACCTTCTGGAACATGTGATCTCCATAACCTGATAGGTGCAGGATCGGTGGGGGATTGCCCTTGAGCGGTTGCTCCTTACCAAAGAACATCTTGGTCACCGTCCTCAAGAAGTTCACCGTGGCCACCCAGTGCGCCGCGTCCTGTTGGTTCTGAACCGGGAACTCGCCTATGATGTTCATCGAGTCCACCTGTGAATTCTGATAGGCCTGGAATGGGTAGTTGCTGTGTGTCTGTGACAAGGGATTGTAGTTGGCCGAGTGCTGTATCACCACGGCGGGTGTCAGTGGCCAGAATATGCCACGCGCATCTCTGAGAGGCGCCAGCAGATCGTTGTCTGACATCAGGGCCTCGTACAGGGCGTCCGCGCCCGTGGGTATCTGTAGCCTCACGCGCCAGTCCCGCTTGTCACTACGACCTGACCACTTGGCCGTGGCGTTGACTATCCGAGAATCTGTTGATATGCCCGCGCCCGTCAGCCTGCCCAGGGTACGGTTGAATATGCCCTGGCCCACGTCCTTGAGTACGTTACCAAATGTTCGTTCAGCCATGTGTTATAGGTTGCTTTCCATTGTAAAATTCTGTATACTTAGACTATATTTATAGGCACAATTTTAGGCGCACTTAATTACTCTAGCGGCACGATTCTAACAGACCTGTTTGTGGTCACTTTACAATACATTATATAAAGCAAAGGAATTTATGAAGAGAGTCAAGTACCTAAACAACCGAGATCTGCTGGCACAGATACACGCCAGCAAGAACACCTACTGCTCGTACGTCGCACCCGAGGACTCACAGTACGACATCATAGTGCCAAATTTGAAAAAAATCAATGTGAGAACCATAGCGGAGGCCAAGAAGAACAAGGCCAAGCGTCTCACACAGGAGGCCTGGGAACAGGCCAAGGCCGCGGGCATGAAGAAGATCAAACTGGCGGACTACACCATTTCGCCCAGGAAGATCGACAAGACGGACCTGGTGTTCCGTGTGATGACATTCGACCATGTTCCCATGGACGACACCCGCAAGAAGAACCCCAAGCAGACCGCGGACCACCATTCAAAGGTCAACTTCCCACCGTTCCAGCACTACAGGATCGACAACAAGGGCAAACTGAAATGCGTGGGCAAGAGCCACTGGGTGGGCGGAATGAGCAATGGAAACTTCTCCGCGGACCATGGCAAGATGACCAACCAACTGGCCTTGATGTACATGAAACTGTGCGAACGTTACGGAACCCGGGCCAACTGGAGGGGCTACACCTACAACGACGAGATGCAGTCGCAGGCTTTGATGCAGTTGAGTCAGATAGGACTACAGTTCGACGAGTCCAAATCAGATAACCCGTTCGCCTACTACACGGCGGCCATAACAAACAGTTTCACAAGGATCCTGAACATCGAGAAGAAGAACCAGGCCATCAGGGACGACCTGTTGGAGTTTAACGGCATGATGCCGAGCTTCACGAGGCAGAACGAGAACGAGACCGCGGGTCCTTCATACAAGAAGAAGATGAAGACGGCACATGGCGAGGTTCTCCAAGTGAACAAGACAGGGATCGCTAAACTGAACAAGGTCCTAAAGAAAAAAGGTAAACTAGAATCGTCAGATTTTGAAACTGTGAATTCCAGGAAAGTGGACATGACCAACCACAAACCAATCGTGAAGAAGAAATGGTAAACAATGGCATTCTTTAAAAAAGTAGCCTGCTTCACTGACATACACTTTGGATTGAAAGGCAATTCGAGGGTACACAACGACGACTGCGAATCGTTCGTGATATGGTTCATAGAACAGGCAAAGTTGCATGGTTGTGAGACCTGCATTTTCCTTGGAGACTGGCACCACCATAGATCAGCCACCAACGTCAGCACGATGAACTACACTGTGTCCAACATAGAGAGACTGGGCAAGGCTTTCGAGAAAGTCTATGTCATAATGGGTAACCATGACTTATATTACAGAGACAAGAGGGAGATCAACTCCATGGAGTACATCAGGAACATACCCAACATACACATCGTCAACGAGTGGCTTGTGGAGGACGACGTGGCCATAATACCATGGGTGGTAGAGGACGAGTGGAGAAAAATTGAGAAGATGACACAGAAGTACGTTTTCGGACACTTCGAACTGCCCTACTTCAAGATGAACGCCATGGTGGAGATGCCAGACACGGGCACGGTCAAGGCGGAACACTTCGCCGGCTGTGGCCGGGTGTTCTCAGGACACTTCCACAAGAGGCAGTACATGAAGAACATAACCTACATGGGCAACGCCTTCCCACACAACTACGCGGACGCCGGGGACGACGAACGAGGCATGATGGTGCTGGAGTATGGTGCGGAACCCAAGTTCATCAACTGGCCAGACATGCCCAGATACAGGACGATTAAAATAAGTGAACTGTTGGCGGATCCTGACAAACACCTGCTACCAAAGATGTACGTTAGGGTCACATTAGATATTAAAATAAGTTATGAGGAGGCCAACTTCATCAGGGAGACCTTCATAGACAAGTACCAGTTGAGGGAACTACAACTGATACCAGAACAGATCGACAACGCACAGCAACCACAGGTAGAGATACAGAAATTTGATAGCGTTGATCAGATCGTAATCAAACAACTACAGGGGGTGGATTCAGAGGTGTATGACAAGAACATACTCACGGCGATCTACAATGATCTAGATGTCGAGAATCAGTAAGAGGAAATTGATAAAAGCACTGAAAGGTGATTTAGAAGAACCAACAATGTCAAAAGCACAGATATTTGACATGTTCAAAAACCCGCCAACCCAGGAAGAGTGGTTGAGAGGATACAGGGAATGGAGGAAGAAACAACTTGCTGACGATTAAGGAAATAACGGTCAAGAACTTTATGAGCGTGGGCAACCAGGCACAGGCCATCGACTTCTCCAACAAGAGTTTGGTATTAGTGATAGGCGAGAACATGGACCTGGGTGGCGATGACGCAGGAGCAAGGAACGGTACGGGAAAAACTACAATAATAAACGCTTTGAGCTATGTGTTCTACGGTGAGGCCCTGACAAACATTAGGAGAGATAACCTTGTAAACAAGACCAACGAGAAAGGCATGTTGGTTTCCGTTAAGTTCATCAAGAACGGAATCACATACACCATTGAGCGTGGACGTAAGCCACAGATATTCAGATTCTACGCAAACGACATAGAGCAGAAATCAGACAGCAACGAGGCACAAGGTGAGAACAGGGAGACCCAAGTGGAGATCAACAAGTTGCTGGGCATGACCCATGCGATGTTCAAGAACATAGTGGCCCTGAACACCTACACACAACCTTTCCTGAGCACCAAGCAGGCCGAACAGCGTGAGATCATAGAACAGTTGCTGGGTATCACTTTACTATCACAGAAAGCGGACCTACTGCGTGAGAAACAGAAGGCCACCAAGCAGTTGCTGACGGAAGAGAAGATGAGATTGGATGCCAAGGTCGCGTCCAACGAGAAGATACAGGAGTCCATAGAGAGTCTGAAGATCAGATCCGCCGCTTGGACAAAACAGAAGGCACAGGACATCGAGAGCTTCCGAGAGGCCATAGCGCAACTGGAGAAGGTGGACAGCGAGATCGAGATCGAGAAGCACAAGAAACTGCAGAAACACAACGAGGCACAGACCGCGTTGCGAAACCTAATGAAGGAGAAGGCGTACCACGAGGACTCGTTGACCAAGGCAGAATCAACCGTGGAGAAGACCGAGAAGGATCTGGAGTTCGCGGAGGCGGCCAAGTGTCCCACCTGCGAACAGGCATTACACGACGACAAGCACGAACACCTTGTCGACAAACTTAAAACCAACCTGACAGAGAACAAGGAATACGCAGACAAATTGAAAAGTGATCTTGCCCAGATACAACAGGCAATAGACGACATAGGAGACCTAGGACAGGTTCCTGACACCTACTATGACACCATAGACGAAGCCTACAACCACAAAGGATCATTACAAGACCTCAAACGACAGTTGGAACACACTGAGAAGAAGGAAGACACCTACGCGGAACAGATCGCGGAATTGGAGAGCAAGGCCATACAGGAGGTGGACTACGAGAAAGCCAACGAACTGGAAGACCTACACAGGCACCAGGACTTCCTGTACAAGTTGTTAACAGCGAAAGATTCATTCATCAGGACCAGGATCATAGAACAGAACCTGACATACCTGAACCAGAGACTGGCGTTCTTCCTGGGCAAGGTCAAACTGCCTCATACAGTTACTTTCCAATCAGACCTCAGTGTGCGTATCGAAGAGTTGGGCAGAGAACTGGACTTTGACAACTTGAGTAGAGGTGAAAGAAACAGATTGATACTGAGTTTGAGTTGGGCATTCAGAGATGTGTGGGAAAGCCTTTATCAACAGATCAACTTGCTGTTCATTGACGAGTTGGTTGACGCGGGCATGGACATATCCGGTGTGGAAAGTTCAATGGCTGTACTGAAGGACATGGCGAGGACGCAACAGAAGAACATATTCCTTATATCACACAAGGACGAGTTGGTAAGCAGGGTTAACTCCGTGCTGAAAGTGGTAAAAGAAAATGGATTCACCAACTACGCCAACGATGTTGACATTATAGTGTAATTTTCCTATTGACAGAACCACATCATACGTGCTTTAATTAGAATGACGTTAATTAATGTTATCGTACGACAATAAGAAAGGACGTAAATTATGTCAAATGAAACACATGAACAGATCATGACAGAGATACAGACTTACTCAGAAGAAAATGGTAAGTTCGTAGACAAGGGTGTTAAGGCTTCTGCCACTAGGGCTAGAAAGGCACTTGCCAACCTTGCTAAATTGATCAAAGCAAGAAGAAAAGAGATTCAAGAAGTCAAGAACGCGGCCAAAGAGTCAGCGTAATCTAGATAATTGGATTTTGCAAAACCATAGGACCCCCGGCTTTAGCGAGTTGGGGGTTTTTTACGACTTTAGTATTCCCTTACCGTGAACACGCACACGGATGTGTCCGTTGTAGTAGTCATTCGATTCAAGAACTTTACGTGCGAACTGTTCTCGTGCTTCTATATAAGAAAGTTCTGCTTTAGAATAACAATAGAATAATATCTCCCTCGTGAATTTTTCTTTACCGAGTTTCAATACATCCGCTGTCAACTCATCACTGCTTCCGTAATAGTCCTGCCAGTCGGAATCCACTTTGTATCTTCTCTTGTTTTTCCTGCCCTTGAGTGGAGGCCTGCTACGTTTGAATC